GGTAAGTCTTTTAATATTTTTCCAAGTTGCTGTTTACTTCGCTTCATCGTTCTTCTCCTTTGCTTCGGGTAATACACATATTTTAACCGTCTGATTTGCAAATTTTTTTCGTAAAAAATAAGTTAATGAAAACAATCCGTCATCATCGATTGTAAATATTCCATCGGAATCATCGGGTGTAAACAATTGATCTCGGATCGCGTGCTCCGCAATCTCGTCGGCAAAATCCTTTATTTTAGCAAAGATATACATTTCCTGTTTATCACTTGTCATTATGTTCCTCTAATACTTTCCGCATTGCCCATTCTGCCATTGCCTTTTCGTATTTTTTCTCACCTTCTTCGTATGCCCAATATCCGGGTTCAGACTCAAAGCCTTCAGATTCAATCCATCCAAAATCTTTCGGTTCTGGTTTTTTCACACTCATCATTCACCTTCCCTTCTTGATTTTTTTGCTACAAAACAGCGTTTGAATCTACCAATCCACCATAATACAATACCCAAAATTGTAAGGAATATATTCCCAAAAAGTCCAAACCGCTCATCGCTCATCATTCACCTTCTTATCTCCCATTTTTTAATTTACACCTTGGGACAAGGCTAAATGCACCGTCTTTTAGGTAACAATCTTTTTTGTGATATACGACTTTGTATTGACGCTGCCATTCCACGTTAGGATGATTATCTAATTCTTGTTTTGTCATCATTCCCCCTTCGTCGGATGCGCGCGGGCATAATCAATTATTAGGCTAATACATTTCTCGTTCTTATCTCGTGAAACACAAGCATTGCAATTTATACAACTAATATGACTTTTCAATTCACCTGCCAGCGTTCGCAGCGCACCTTGTACTTTTTCATACTCCTCTGCCGATACGTCCCCGTGAGATAGATTAACTACTCTATCGAGTTCTGTTCTAAGCGTGGCGTTCTCGGCTTCGAGTTGCCCGATAAGTTGCTGATGATTATCTTGACCTTTATGCAACACCTCTATCCTATCCTTGAGTGCAGCGTTCTCGGCTTCGAGCTTTTTGGCTTCACGATCGATTTTTGCAATCGTTTGAATTATTCCATAATCGATTGGATCGGCATAATCCCGTATGGCCTGTGTCAATTTCTGTATCTCGTTCATTTCTTGTTATTATCCTCCTTTAACATCTTGTCGAAAAAAATGCGGAATAATAATATCGGTATCGTTTAATCTCCGAGACCGCGCACGTTTTCGCAAATCAATTCACATTTATAAATTTCTTGATTTGCAAAAAGGAAGTCTTCATCTGTTTCCGCCTTTTTTATTGCCGAATCGAATGTTTTAGCTGCAAACTCTCCGATTTTCGCCGTCATATCGCTTTTTCCCTTACTCGTTTTAAAACTTCAAAAGTTTTATGTTTCTCAATATGTTCTTTTAATTTTTTTTTGACTCTCGATACCGTATTCATCAATCCCGATATACATGCAAATGCAACGAGATTGAATCCGATACCGACAGCAAAAGATAATAACATTACCCAAAGTAGCGGCCACTTAACCCCCCATAATGCAGGTGTTACTACGAGATTATAGATAAGAATACATCCAGCAACAAACATGATGATAATGCCGGAAATTACCATCCACCATGACCACCTTGGTTTCATTTTTCTTCCTTTTAAAACGGGAAATCTAAATCTTCTTTTTCTTTATCCGGTTCTTTGAACCCTTCCACTATAATATATTCGTAATAAATTCTTTCTATTTTTTGTGGTTCAAACCCAGAGGCTTTTTTATACAAATCGATTGCATCCTGTAAATTTTCGGAAATAATTATTGATGAAATATCGTTTCTCGTAGCTTGATAAACAATCATTCTTTCAACCTCCTTTAAATTGCGCCGGGTAATAGAGTCCAGTCTAACCCCGGCGCCCCTACATCGAAAAATCCGTTTCTCTTTCTGTCCTGGCTCTCCTTTCGTAACAATGAAAAACTTTCGCCGTCCATACGACAGCGTATAGCGGGTAACCGGACTCGAACCGGCGTCCTCCTTGCTTCCAAGGCGCTTTCCCTATAAGCTCCCCCACTACGTCGTTATCGGAGAACACCCGGCTCGTATTTCAACGGCTCGCCTTGCATCGGTTTACACGTGCTTCAGCGATATCTACCGGGGAAGGGAATGATCCTCCGTCTTGCGAGTCCAAAGCCCGCCGTTTTGCCAATTAAACTACCCGGTAACAAAAAGGAAGCGGGCGGGATTATAACCCGCACGATGATGCATCATCTCTACATGGGGAATTGCACCCTCAATCGACACAGGCAGTACCAGGCCGATTCTCTGAACGTCTTCTGTATAGCGTCTCATTCCGCCACCGCTTCCAAATAAAAAACCCTATTCAGTCAATTCAAAATCGTCTTCATAATCGTAATCGATATAGAATTGATCCTCCCATTCATCGTCCTGATATTTTTTGAGAATGGCTACTTCTCTTACCGTTCTTTCCTGTTCGGGTTTTTATCGATTCTGTGAACATCTTCGATAAATCTTTCCTTTGTGTAAATCGAGTTTTCATTTTTACTCAAAACCATTTTCATTGTCTTGTATTGTTTTACTGCCTTATCCGCGAGCCGTTGCGCTACTTTTCTCAATTCATCGACAGCGTCGGCACTATCGCAATTGTCGGACGAAAGAGCAATCTCGAAATGCGAATAATCGTAACTCAACATAATTTTAACACTTGCTTCCATTGTTATCTCCTTTTAAAACAAAAAGCCTGGAAACTGGCGGGTTTCGCAGGCTTTTTTTGTTCGATCGAATAATCTCAATTTATTTGATCCCCGCCAGAATCTTGTTAATATAAATAATAAAGTATTCCACCCCATTTGTCAAGCTTTATTTTCGCCAAAATTCAATTCCTTTTGCATAATTTTCCCAGCAAAATATCTTTTCAAATCATCGATCAATTCAGGATTGGTATTTTCTACCGATATCATCAACATCTTTTCCGCCTGTTTTCCGTCAAAACCAATTTTTTTCCATTTTTTGAAAGCATCATCAAAATCGGTTTCAAGACTCATTGGAAAAATCCAACTCCTTTTGATCGTCAATTACTGGGATCTTTTCGCTTTCGATAATATACAAATCAACCAAACATAACCCACGACAATTATCTTTCCATTTTAAAAAACCACGTTTAGCTTCTACTTCCGATATGGTAACAAATTCGGCAACACATGTTTTCCGTAGATTCAAACACTGTCGACATTCGACTTTATACGTTCGGTTCACGCGCTTCATTCAAACTCCAGCTTTCCTTGTGGACGAGAATATGCTATTTTTTCTTCATAAAAATATTTATTCGTACACGTTAATACTTTCTCATTCGCTTCCTTGAAAACATCTTTTTTAATTTCGAAACCGTATGCCTTACGATTCAGATTATCGGCTGCAAGCAAGGTCACGCCACTACCGGCGCATGGATCAATTACCACATCATTTTCGTCGGTAAATATACGTATCAAATATTCGAGAAGCAATACCGGTTTTTGGGTAGGGTGAATTTTAGGTGTTTTATTGTCCCGCATCCAATCCATGCAGTTGAAAATCATTTTACCTTCATTTCTAAACTTCGGTAATTTCTCTTTATAAAAGACAAGAGCATATTCACAATTACCGACGATCCGCATGTTTGCTTTCAGCACCTGGGCGGAAAAATCTTTTCTAAAAACAAGATTGATAAAATTATTTAATCCGTGCCGTTTTGCCTCCTCGATTAAAATCGATTGTTGCTCGAAAGAACAAAACACAATCATGCATGGTGCTTCGTTTCTTTCTTTCGGTTCAGGCCTCAGCATCTTTGAACAAAAATGTAGAAACTCTGGTATTTTGAATTTCTCATCTGTATCGAAAAACTGCTTTCCGGCCAATTCGCTTTCTCCGTTTTTATTATCCCCATCGATATACCAACTTGGATTACTACCATAAGCATTTATGCCGACATTATAAGGTATATCGGTCAATACCAATTGAGCTTTCGGGATATTGTAATGCTTGTAATTCTGAAAATGATCGTTGAAAAGTTTTATTCTTTCTTTCATGGTCATTCCACCTCATTTAATTAAATAACGGCATTTCGTCGCGGATCCTGCGTGCAGCGATTTTAATATATTTCGGGTTCAATTCGATACCGATATATTTTCTATTTAATTTTAACGCTACCAGGGCAGTTGTCCCTGCGCCCATAAATGGATCGAGCACGATACCCTCTACCGGACAACCGGCGAGGATGCAGGGCTCGATGAGCTTCTCAGGAAAAGTAGCAAAATGTGCATCAGTAAAAGATTGCGTTGACACAGTCCACACGCTCCGTTTGTTCGCTCTACCGTTTCCTATAAGGTTTCCCTCAGCGTCAAAATTACCGGAATGTCCGTGCAGTTTTGTCCCGGTGCCTCCGATCGATTTATCAGCGTCGGACATTTTGCGTTTACCTTTTTCTCGTCCTTCTCTGTGATGGTTCCCGTGTGCCCCTAGTTTTGTATCCCAATTGTCAGGCATCTTCCAATCTTTTGGTTTTCGAATTGGAATGTCTCGATCTATATTTTCAGACTTAACCATTCCCGTTCCGTCTCCATAGCCGGAAGAACTGCAGCCAAAAGTGGTAAACGTCTTATCTGCGTATGGTTCCGCGATTGCATAGGCATCGTAATAATAGTGTTTCGATCTCGAGAGCAGAAAAATATACTCGTGTGATTTTGTGCATCGGTCTTTCACGCTCTCCGGCATGGGGTTCGGCTTCGCCCAAATTATGTCCTGCCTGAGATACCATCCGTCGGCACGAAGAGCGAAGGCGAGCATCCAGGGAATACCGCAAAGATCTTTAAGTTTCATTCCTGCCGGCAGTTTTCGCGCTTCTCGTTTTCCCGAATGTTTTTGCGCCGTTCTGCCGTGATCTCCTGTAAAATCACCATCGCCGCGGCCGTTTGCGCCTGAAGCATAACTATCGCCCATATTTACCCAACATGTACCATCTTTTCGCAGTACGCGCCGGACCTCTCGAAAAACTTCGACCATCTTTGTGATGTACTCTTCTGGGGTGGCTTCGCTTCCCATTTGTCCCGCAATACCGTAATCGCGGAGCGCCCAGTATGGAGGACTTGTAACGCATATATTCACGCATTCGTCCGGGAACATCCGCAACATCGCGAGCGAATCGCCGAGATAGATTTTGTTCGTCTCCATTCTATTCCGCGTCCGGCGCAAAATCGAACATATCGACAGTAGGCGCAGTTCCTTCTTTTTGTTTCAAACGGATTCCTTGAATACAGCGCGTCATGATTCCATCTATCCTTTTTGATACAAGTCCGAATTCCCGTTCTTTTAAACATTTGGAAAAAGTTCGTTGTGCAAACGGTTTGTCGCTTATCGTTTCGGCGAATTCACAATAAGCCTCATACAATTGACCACTGGAAATAAAATAAGAACTATTTATATCACAGCATTCGTCAAAAAAATTAGACAAGCTATCCTGTTCGTGCCTATAATCATCAGTAGCTGTTCTAACTTCCGGGGATTCCCAAGTCGGATTGTTGAGAACATCGTATAACCCAGCAAGCATCCAATTCAAAATAGCAGGGAGTTCATCAGACAAATATTTTAATACCTCATCTTGTGGCAATTTATCTTTTTCCGATATCCGGGCAGACCACGGGATAAGATGAATACGTCTCCACATGGCGTGATCGGTTCCCCGGATTATGGGTTTATGATTTGTTAATAAAAAGATAGTCCATGTTTTTTCAAACTCAAAAAAATCTCCATACATATACCGGGCTTTCAAGGTATCTCCGCCCGTCAATTCTTTTAGTCTTGCTTCTGCAAGCCGTTTATTATCATCCGTTTCAACGGAAAATATGAGTCGAGCTCCGCAAAGATCCGCAATTTCTGCCGGATGTTTGTCGAACTTCGAAGCTATCAAAATATCGGTAGCCGCTTTAATAGCATAATTACCCATGACTTTTTGGATTGCTTTTATCGTCGTGCTCTTTCCGTTCGCTCCAGTCCCGTACCAAATCGGGAATATTTCCGCGTTTTGTGCTCCACATAACGACATCCCAAGATTGCGCTGGACCTCGCGCCGAACATCCGCGGACGGCAAAAACTTTTCAAGATGAGCAAGCCATAACGAACCCTCGGCTTTTTCGTCATAACTAACCGGAGACATTTGTGTCAGTAATTGATCCGGGTCGTGATCGTGTAATTGTCTGTTATGCAAATCTATTGTCCCGTTTGAAACGTTCAACAACCAAGGGAATTTATCCCACTGATTATAATATGTTAAAATTCCTTCCCATCCTTTTAGGAAATTGACCGCGCCCTGAATCTTAAAATACTGTTGAGCTTCTCTCCACAGTTTATTATTTTTCACCAATTCTTTTGTATCGAAATTATTCAAAGCTGTTTGTACTTTTTCCGCATATTCTTTGATCAGATATTCCGATGCAAGCCGATTCAATTTCTCATCGTTTATTTGTTCCCATACCTTGCCAGTATATTCCATCCAGTTTTTACGATGCAAAGCATAACGAAACCGACCGAGGAAAAAAGGCGCAAGCTTGCAGGCATGACCATAATCTTTTTCATATTCCGATTCTTGAAACTCGTATTTTTCCTCTTCAATTTCCCCGAGTAAAGTTAAAAAATCATCTTGTGTATGCCCTTCATTTTTCCAGTCCGTTACATCCTTACCGTGTTTTTCTTCAATCGGATATCCAAAATCAAGAATACGTACTTTACATTTTTTCTTGCTCAGAATAGTATGTATCGTTTCAGCGTGTTTTACTCCATCATCATCCGCATCCTTGCAGATAAAAACCGTCAATCCCGATGGAAAATATTTCTCGAACTCTTTCCATATCTTTGTCGATCGAGCTCCGTTCGAATTGGTTGTTGCACATAATCCCCACTCAACGAGTGTTTCAACGTCCTTTTCTCCCTCGCAGATAAAAATATGTTTTCGCTCTTCTATAGTTTTCAACAACTCAGGGAATCGATACGGAACACGCCGTATCCCGTCAAGTTTCCAACTTTTTGTATCAGGAACGTATCCCCGGAAAGTTTTATTTCCGTCCGGCTGTAAATATCGAATCTGTTGATACAATACCTTTCCTGATTCGTCTCTATAGTCATACCGAGCCATTTCCTGCATCGTCGTAGATTTACCGTTACCTTCAGAAGGCGGCGCATCCCATTCCAATTCATACGCAATCTTTGCGAGCGACATCCCTCCGCACTTCTGACAATTCATAACTTTCTTAATGATATTTATCGATGCACTCGGATTCTTGTCGTCGTGTATTGGACAGTGACATGCCCATTCGTCCCCGGACTGTCGAGCAATTTTGAAATGCGATAAAATCCAGGATTCGAGCGTCATGATTTGCCCTTTCTAATTGCTTGCTTTACTATTTTAAGTTCTTTATTCGACAAAAAAGCGATAGGGATTTTGAATAATAAAGATAAGTATTTTATTGTTTTAATCACTTATACTCCATGAAAATAAAAAAAGCCTGCTTGTTGCAAGAGTCGCGCCCCGGATATTTCGCCGGGCTCCTACAAAACAAACAGGCTTTCTTGCTCGCGCGATAAGCAACAATTCAGACTATATATCAAGATTGTCTTTCCGTCAAGCCAAGAATACATCTAAATAATTTTCCTTCAATTCTTAAAGAATTTAATTTATAACCCCATTTTTTAAGAGTGCTACCAATTAATTTTTTTGATAATCTATCCATTTTATTTTTGTCAAAATAATTAGAAAGAATAATATATAATTTATTACTCGTTATATATGATCCTTCTTTTTTTTCTACTACCATAAATAAATCAGATTCAGTTAAATATAAATTATTGTAATACATATTATTACCTCTTAATACATATTGATACATATATATAAAATAAAGTCAAGTATAAAAAAATATCAAAAAAAAATTATATATAATAGAAGAAACATTAAGTATGTATACGCAGTATACGCTTATCTAGTAAAGTTCCTATAGAATGATTTCATCCTATGGAAAGTTACTAACTAAGCGTATACAATCAATACATATGTATACAAGCGTATCAGTAAATCACACTCCCTCCCTTGCATTATCCCGCAAAAAGGCGTATACTAAAATCAATATGGCAACTAAACATCCAGGCGGCAGACCGACAAAATACAAACCCGATATATATATAATTCTTGTAGAAACTTTAGCGCAATTAGGTTTAACCGAACTCGAAATTGCTGCAAAATTACGGATTACCGAACGCACTCTAAATCGATGGAAGAACAAATTTCCAGAGTTTTGTCAGGCCTTAAAAAGTGGGAAAATAGAACCGGATGAAATTGTCAAACGCTCTTTATACCAACGTGCAGTCGGTTACTATTTTCCTTCGGTTAAAATATTCAAGATTAAAGATGAACCGCCTACTGTCGTAAGATTTATGGAGCATGTTCCACCGGATGTTGCCGCCGCTTTTATTTGGCTAAAAAATAGACAACCAAAAGACTGGAAAGACAAACGAGAAATTGATATAACTAAACCTACCGAAAAACCACCCGAAGAAATGTCGGATGAAGAACTCGAAGAGGAGCTTGCATTAATTGACAGAGAGAAAACAAAGAGAACGCAAGCTTCTGATTGAACGCGAAAAACGCGAACGCCGCAGAGTAAAATCATTTATAAATAAAATATATCTACCTTTTCTTTCGTGCTTCTTACGCTATCAGATTTTTAAAGGCGGAGCAGGAGCTGGGAAATCTGTTTTTGTTGCTCAAAAAATAATCTACAACATGCGCTATCGGAAAGGATACAACGGACTCGTACTTCGCAATACTGGGCGCGATAATCACGATTCGACATTCGCTGAACTTCAAAAAGCTATCAATCAATTCGGATGGACAGATTATTTTGATATCAACCATTCGCGAGGCGCGGAAGAGATAACTTGCAAGGTAAACGAAAATAGAGTTATCTTTCGTGGTCTTGATGATGTTGAAAAAACCAAATCAATAACATTTAAAACCGGACCTTTGATATTTATTTGGATGGAAGAGGCGAGTGAGGACAGGGAGAGCGATTTTAATCAACTCGATTTAAGATTACGCGGATTGAGTGATATCCCCATGCATTTTATGATTTCATTCAACCCGATCGATATTACTTCATGGCTTAAATCTCGATTCTTTGATTTTCCAATTATCCCCGAAGAGGGATACATTCTCGAAACAACTTATAAAGACAACGCCTTTCTTGATGAAGTATATAAAAAAATACTCGAAGGGTATAAAGATAAAGACTTTTATTTTTATCAGGTCTATGTACTCAATCAATGGGGAGTTCGTACAACAGCGCGAGTATTTCACAATATCGTGATCGAGGATTTTGATACAACTGAAAGACTATTTCAAAACCGACGACAAGGAATCGATTTTGGATATAATCACGCAAATGCTTTTATAAAACTCGGATATAAGGATGCGGAACTCTATATTTATGCCGAAGTATATGCAAAAAACCAACTCAATAAAGATTTTATAAAATCAGTCGAAGAAACTGGGATTCCAAAAGATCTGGTAAGTAAGGCAGACAGTGCGGACCCGGATAAAATTGCAGAATGGAACAATGCCGGGTTTGTCGTATATGGTGCAATAAAGGGACCCGGTTCGCTTATGGCCGGGATAAATTATCTTAAAGGATTACCCAAAATCCATATCCATAAATCATTGTGCCCGAATGCTGCAAGAGAATTTGTGCGTATGAAATATCGTGAATTAAAAGACGGGTCTGTGCTCGAAGAAGTGGTCGAGATTGACGATGACACGATAGCGGCAACGCGATATGCGACCGAAGAGTTTCACGCGACGGAAGAGGCGAACCATTACTTTATAAAACGGCGTTGACAACAGCAAGAAAGAAGAGTATGTTTAGGCTATGGAAAATGTCGGACAAGTCTTGAATCGTTATACTGCTATGATCCAATCCATGAAAGTACATCCTTTCCGCAATCGCAAAAATATCAAAATTTACAAACAACGCATCCAGGCACTCGGTGAAGCATATACCGACATCATGAATACCAATATCGCAAACCGGCAATCGAGCGCGGGCGAAGTTGACAAGAATAATTATCTTACCTATGAATCCAAAGTCAAAGGCGCGTATGACATGTATGAGGCAAAAACTGAGTACGGCGGCGAATTGTTCGGGGGTGTTACGGATTGTCGGGTGTCGTTTATAGGCGGAGAAGGTCTTTCCGTAATTTCCGAGAATGAGACATTACAGGATTGGCTTGATACATTTATCGAGAAAAACCAATTGAATGGATCTCGGCTTTTAGCGATGATCCTCACGGGCGAGCTCGAAGGAAAAAACTTTGTCCGGCTCTCCTCGGATGCAAAGGACAAGATAATTCGGGTTCGCTCGTTTTCATGGTATCTCAACAAATATACTTTGATAAAAGACAAAAACGACAGTGACATAATTACCGGGATAAAATACAGGCCAAAGACTGACGGCGTCGAACAGGATGAAACTATAATCAAAATCGATAAAGCTGTATTCGTTCGGCTTGGGGGAGTGGAGACGGTAAACGACGAAACACCTGGGCGGATGCACAAAATTTTGACACAGTGCGAGAACGCTTCCAGGGCAACATATGACCTGCGAAGGAATACCCATGTTTTCGGGAAATATATGCCCTACTGGAAAACAGTAACGGCGCAGGATGCGAAGGCAATCAACAACGATCTTCAGGGGAAGTCATTTGAGATAGGCGACGGATACGCTGGAACGGCTGATTTCTCGATTGTCGAACCGAGTGGAGCGGCAAGCGAAGCTATCGTAAAAGATTATATAGTTTCGATGCGTTATATCTCCGCAATGTCCGGCGTGCCTATTCACTGGCTCGCATTCCCGGATCTCATGAGTAATCGAGCAACGGCGGATTCGCTTCTTGAGGTAATCAACGCGGCAACTCTTCGGGAGCGGTTGGTATGGACGGAAGCTTTTACCGAAGTGATCGAGAAAGCGCGGATAATGGCGGTTGACGAACTTGGCGAAGATAACGCCATTCTTGACGGAGATTTTACAATCCGATTGCCGTTGATTTCACTCGCGATGCTAAAACAAATTCAAGAGACATATTTACCGCTTGCAGAAGCGAATTACATATCCGAATTTACAATTCAGAATATGTTGCCCGGTATCAATCCGAGTAAGGAACGAAAATTGATTAAGAAACAGAAGGAAGAAGCGGCCAAGAATTCACCTATCCAAAATGAGACGGTGAATAACGCAATAAATCAGGCACAAGAGGATAATCAAAATGTCAATAATAACACTACAACAGGCAATAAGCAACTACCGACCCGGTAGTGGGGTATACGCAGCGTTAACCGATGAAATGATTTTATTGAACGCGGTTAATAAAATCGATTATCATTTCCACGTGAAAGAAAGAACGATAGGAAAAAGAAATCCACAAACCGCAACACAATGGCTCGAAGTAGAGAGTCTCAATCCATTTGTTGCGACAAGTGGCGCGAATGCATTTGGAGCGGCAGGGACAGAGGCACTTGTAATAGGGAGTGCTGATACCCCGCTAATTTTGAATTCATCCAATACTAAATTCGACATGCGAATAATCGTTGTTGTTGGTTCCAATAAAACAACTCCTTATATCTTACGCATAATTTGGGGTACGGGAACTATGGCACAGGCAATTGCATCGGGACAATATTCAAATCTCGTTGTCCAATACGATTCTTATGCCGGAGTGTGGACGGACATAAATATGGAGCATTTGCCAATTGGAACGAAAGTATGGGTTCAAACTAAATGCGGAGCTGTTGGTACTATTGATTTTCTTGCATCGATACACGAATATATTATTTAACTTGACGTTAAAAATAAAGAGAGGTAGAATATATCATGAGTAATTCGATAAACATGACCGAAGCAATCAAACAGAACAAAGAGGAAAAAGGATTCAGACATATTCCGACTGGCGAATTATGCTCGACTCACAATCTTGTACCGCCTCAAAAGGATATTACCGAAGACGTTGTGAAAAAAGCGGTCAACAAAATATATCCCGATCTTGATAAACAGGTAACCGAATCAGCAAAGGAAAACAAAGAAGACGATGCCGTATAGTTCGAATGATCAACTTCCGCCTGGTCTCAAAGAATTACCGGAAGAGGCAAAAACTATTTTCCGCAAAGCCTTTAATGCTGCTTTAGGCGAATACAAAGACGAAGTAACGGCGCGGAAAGTTGCATGGGCGGCAGTCAAAGGAAGTTTCAAGAAAGATGATTCAGGAAAATGGATTAAAAAAATAAAAGCTTTCCTATCGCTTCAATGTCTTAAACTCTCATCGCTTTCCTCCGATGACATCCTCGCCTTGGTTGATCCGCAAACAATTTCCAGAATCAAGGCGATGGATGCTCATCCATTTTTTCAGGCGTATTCGATTTGTCACGAGGGAGTGAGTCAACCTACGATTTTAGGAGAGAAATCGAAACCTATACACTGGACGCGGGCGGCTGTCGAATCGATAAAAAACGTAGTTCGAAAAGGAATCAAGTTTTTTCGAGGACATAACAAAGACAATGCAACTGAAGGACGGGAAGCACTCGGGGAAATCGTAGCCGATACGCAAAAAGAGATTGACGGGAAATTACATCATGTTGTGATCGGTTATTTCCCGGACAAGGCGAAGGTCGCGGATGCGGATGTGTGCAGTCAGGAAGCCGATTGGAATTTGATAGACTATGCCGGAAAATGTATCGCGGATACTATGCGAAAATTAACCGGGATAGCCTTATCGAATTCATCGGTAGACAAACCCGCATTTGAGGGAGCTGTACGGCTCGGGATGGTGCAAGCGTTCGACATACAGGCGGGAGGGCCGGGAAGTGGACGTAGACCATACGGGAAACAATCAGGCGATACAAAAACAAGAGACCATGCAAACAATGGAGAAACAGAATTATCAGATTCCCAAAAGCGCGATATTGTAAAGAGTGATTTTAGCGATGCCGGGATTGATGCGGATGATGAAATGATAAATTCAACGATAAAATCAGTTACTGATTTTACCGACGGTGATTATCGTAGAATACGAAGTGATCCAGAAGGTGAAAAAGCGCAAGCTATAGAAAAATATATTGAAGCAGCTCCTAAATATTCAGGAGATGAAATTTACAGAGGTATTGGCTTGACCGAGAGTCAATTGAGTTCCATATCCGATGGTGATATTATTGACATGAAAGGTATCTCTTCGTGGTCATCGGATAAGGATAAGGCGGAAGAATATTCCGTAACCCAAAGTGCTTTTTCCGATGATGTAAATATTGCTGTAGTTCTAACAGTCAGACCAAAAACAGCGGTATCGATAACGCATTTAACACAATATCCAAAAGAAAAAGAATTGCTATACGGTTCGAAAACTAAGTTCAAAGTGCTGTCGAAAAAAAAGTATAGTGATGCTGATGCATATGCGGTAGAGGTAGAAGAAATATGAAAAAGCAAGCTGTAAAACTTATCGATAGATGGAAAATGGACAATATTAAAATTATCAAGAAACCGATTCAAGCATTTACCGCCGACGAAGGCGATAAAAATAATAGAGCAGGAGATGCTAAAATGGATTTAAGTACAGTATCTTTCAGCGAATTAGCTGGAGAGGTAAAACGTAGAAACACGTTTCCACATCAATTATTTTCGCTTGATGAGATCAAGAAAGATAAAGAAATAATTCCGCTTGTCGATGAGCTCGACAAATTGCGGAAAGAAACCAAGGAACAGGACAAGAAGCTAAAAGACTCGGAGGCAGAAAAAACAGTTTTGAGTAAGCGGATTGAATCCGTAACCGCAAAGGATAAACTCAGCAAAATACTTGTCGAGAATAAACTCGTTCCGGTTACGGATAAGCAGCGCGGATTCATCGAGAAAAGATTCAAGGGCATCGATGATACTTCGGACGAAGCAATCAAAAAATATATTGAATCTGAAATCGTTGAATTCAAATCGTTTGTCGAACTCGTAGGCGCGCCTAAAGACGATGCGAAAAGTAATGATAAATTACCGGATGATAAGAAAGACATGACGAAGGCCGCGAATAATCCACTTCTCGAAGAAGATTTTAATTCATAAGAGGTAAATTATGTTTAGGTGGAAAGATAATATCATCTATGATGATCTTTTCGATGTAGTTCCGGCTATTGCCGCGACAAACGGTATGGCATGGAGACGGCATGACGTATTCGGGTTTATCATCAAAGATCGTGAAACGATCGGCGAGGATTGCGCTTTTCTCTATCGGTGTAGACAGGTGGAGAGCGCAAAACGGGTCGGATCGGGCGAACAGATCAACTCGGGCGATAGGCTTTATGCTTACCCGGTAGTAGGTGCGATCCCATTCGGAACTCCTCAACTCTGGGAAGTTTCGCCGAATCCTATAGGAACACCCGGTACATCTTTCTGTTTTTGCGGATGGGCGAAGTACGACGCGGGACCGAACGATACAACGGTCATCATGAATTTTGACGGCACCAGGCCGGAAGCGTTACTTTAACAGGGAGGTAAAAAATGGTAACAAATCATATAGCGAAAAACGATGAACTTTTCTGCAACATGGTAGCCGAAGCAATCGAAAAGGGTGACAAGGTGATGGGTACTCAGGTACAGGTTGCTTTGAATGCATTCATGATGAAACCGAAAACGGAAGTCATGAAACAGATACAGGCATTCAAACGCATTCAGGCCGTTGCATCATCCACGGATTTTGCAAAGCTCACGAGCGATGCATTCAATGTTACGATTGCACAACAGGAATTCGATCTTGGATACGAACAGGCTTTCCGAAGTGTTCCGCTCGGAACTGGACAGGATACCTGGGATATATACGACGTGCAGAATGCCCTCGCGTTTCATCTCATACCGGAAGGAAACCGGATACATCTCGATGAACTCAGCGGAACGGTAGTGACCGGACACGTTGATTATTTCGGCGGCGGTCTCGGATGGACAGACAAAATGATTCGATACCGGAAAATAGCGGCCATGGTGGATATGGCTATGATTTTCCGCAACAATTTCTGGGCGAATAAAGCGGCGAATCACTACCTATTGCTTGCAGCGGCGGCAGCCGGACACGTAACCGCATGGGTTGCAGGTGCAACTCAATTGATACGTGATATTCTCACGATCAACGCGGCAGCAGTTACTCTGACATCGAGATTGAAAAGCAAGGGGTACAGTCCGCAGAATATGGCGGCAGCGACACTTTTGCTCTATCACGCACCGCAGAACAAATCTAGAATAGCGGCAGCACTCGCGGCAACACGGAACAACGTTTCCACAATCGGAAACAATATCGCGGTAGATTGGAATATCACTGCCATACCTACATATGATGCATCGATAGCAACCAATCATCCGGTTATGGTACTTCCCGGAAACAAAATGCAGAGGGCGGATGACATGCAACCGACAACTTTCAACAAACCCCAGGACCCGTTGACGCTCAACATGGTTCAAACTGTGTGGGCAATATACGGAGCAATCATCGCGGATACCGAACAGTGCGAAACTGTAGACCTGGTATAATCGATGACAGTAGGTATTGATTCTTGGGTCACGCTCTCGGAAGCTAATAATTATTTCGTGAACAAATGGGGGGCGTCCGCATGGGCGCCTCTCATAATTTTGCAAAAAGAACAACTCTTGATTTCTGCCTATCGATGGATGAAATCAATTTCCGGGTTATCGATTGCAGATTCAAGTACCGATCCTAAAGTCAAAAATGCACAGATTGAATTATCGTGGTATATCTATAATTTTTCCGAAGATCATTTTAAACATCAGGCACTTGATGCACAGGGCGTAAAAAGTTTTTCCATCATGTCGTATTCGGAAACCTTGCAAGGCGCACAATTCCCGCAATATATTCTTGACACCCTCGATGCATTTGTGACAAACTCGGGGGGTAAGATAATTACTGTCCATAGAGACTTTACATGAAGAAAGTAGATAACGATGACACAGGCAGACAGAGAACAAACCGTCAAGAGTCTTACTGAAAAGATAGTCAAGAAACTTGATGCAGTATCGAAAAATATCGATAAGATCATATCCGAGATTGCTACTACAACAGACACGTCAAATCTATACTGGACAAAAATCAATGCACGTATACGCTATGAATACGAATCGGCTCGACAGATAACCCGAGATTTTATTCTTGGCGCATTCCCGGATTATTATAAAAAACAAATCCGCGAAGAACTCACACGATTAAAAAACAAACAGATTGAACTACCTAAAACTACAACCGCAAAAGATTTTGTATCGTCGCATGGATCGAAACAGAGTTTACGATCGCTTATGAATGAGACGATTAATTCATATCGTGCCGGATTACTGAGCGGAGAAAACACGCTTCGAAAACTTGCTATGCTTACACAGCAAATAAACGTGGAAGAGAAAAAGATCGAGAAGGCGATTGCCGACGGATATCTCGAAAAGGGTACGTATCAGGGATCGAAAAAAAAAGTACGTGCTGAACTACTCAAGAAATCTATCGACGGTAAATATATAACGGTCATCGACAAAAACGGAAAGCCTACTCAGTGGCGCGCGGATACATATGCGGAAATGGTAACGCGGACAAAACTTATGGAAGCGTCAACGCAAGCCGTAATTGATACGGCGGGGGCAGTCGGCGCAGATTTGATTCAATGGTCCGCACATAATACTCTTTGTGCTCTATGTGCAGAATTCGAAGGTATGATTTTTTCTCTTTCGGGAAGTGACCCTGATTTTCCAGCAGCAACTGAATTACCTCCCCGTCATCCAAACTGTATGCACAGTACATCAATCGTATTCCGCGAATTCCTGGATCGTCAAGGAACGCTACAGCCGTATATAGATTTCTCGAATGGTGAAACCGAGGTCCATCCTACACGGACGGCATGGATACCGGTTTCAAAAAGGAAATTAAGATGAAAGAGATATTAGAAAAGAAAGAACTGAAACAAGTAGAAATAAAAACTATAATATCAATAAAATATTTGTGTGATAGATGCAAAAAAGAAATAATAAAGAAAGATTGTTATGATAGATCGGAAAATGTAATTCAATTTAAAACGGGAGATGTATTCCCGGAAGGTGGAACGGTCTATATAGATGAAGCATACTTATGCAAAGATTGTGGTAAAATAATAAAAAAAATATTGATAGAAAATGGTATAATATTTACCGATAATCGCAGAGAATATGGTTGAAATACGGGGTAGATGATGATTGAATTAAAAGGATTGCATCCTCAAATATTCGCAAAAGAACGGGGTAACATTATACCGATTGAAATTCCTTTACCCGTAACAAAAGAAATAATAAAACCCAAAGGAACGATATCGATCAATGAAGCGATGCAGGTAAGACGCGAGCGGAATATGTTCGCCGATGGAATCGATGAAACTTGGTTGAAGTTACAAATACAAGCCGTACTCGACAATCAAGAATCTTTACTCGGTCCTTACGCGGGAATAGACGGATGCTGGAAAGATGAACCGTGTTTCGTAGTGGGCGGAAGTCAGGGTTTACGAAATGCAATTAAAGACGGATTTAAATTCGATATGCTCAGGGCAGGTCATTCGATAGGGATAAATCATGTCATCGAAGACTATCATTATTTTGACTGGTTTACTCTTCAGGATAAACGATTTTTTAACGTGTCGCGATGGGACGTGATGAATCATTTTAAGGGGAAAATATTCGCGCACATACGGACGCGAATGCTCCCGAGCGATAGAGTAACGATCGTGTATACACAGGAAGACGGACCGACGGAACACATAATCGACGGCCTGTATTCTTTTATCGCGACGGGAATTGCCGCAATCAATCTCGCTATTTGCAGCGGCGCGAATCCAATATATTTAATCGGGCTCGATAACGGAGGTCAAAAAAACGATCAATCATGTACACATTACAAAAACGATTATCCGGGTGCGAAATTGAATTGTGCAAATTGGCCGAAATATATTCATAAAATCCCGCGTATATGCGAGAAGTTCGCACCATTCGCGGATAGAATAATAAACGTAGATCCGCTCGGAGATATACAGACATTCAAAAAAATTGCATGGCATGAGGTGAAGATATGACCGTATGCCACATCGGGACATTACCATTCGAACAAATGGGCAAGATTACGCGTGATATATATTTAAGATGTGAGGGGATTCATGTTTATAGATTACTTAGTTCTAAAATATTACCTTATGCGAATATCTACGTTTTACACTGTTTTAAAAATCATCATAAAGAATTTATCAATTTCAAACGGCCTCATAATAACTGTAAAATAATTTCTCTTGTTCATAGTTCGTATCCGTGTATGCCTGCGAAAGATTCTGATTGCGTTGTCACGTTGACGAACTATTGGAGAGAAAAACTTTTGAAAGAAAAGAAGATTGACTCGCAGGTTATATACGGAGGTATCGAAATACCGGACATAAAGGCGGACCTTGAAAATAAATGGTTCGGGCGAATTGTGCGCGATGATAAAGGCAAGTTCCATCCTGCATGGAATCGGATTGCAAAACGTATTCTCAATGCAGTACCCGAAGCAAGAATGTATATCATATCGAACAACGTGAAAAAGAAATTAAAACACCTGAGAGCGATTTATAATTCAGATATCAAAATCAACGACGAGAAAAACAAAATGATTCATCTTGCCGAATTATCGGTAGCCGTATTCGCTCATGGATCATTCGAGGAGGTTTTTCCTATGGCCGTGCTCGAATGTATGGCGGTGGGATTGCCTATAGTGTATCTCTATCAACCGTCAATGAGAGAAATGGTAGATGGTCAATTTGATTGTCATACTATTAAAGACCTTTATAAATGGACGTGCAGATTATTAAAAGACAATGGATTAAAAAAATGGTATAGTGTTTTATCTTTAAATCGTGCTCGATTTTTTTCTCTCGACAAGATGGTATCATCTTGGAACAAACTTTTTCAGGAGGTCTATAATGGCTACACAACTACAAAATCAGGAACAAACAAATCTTATAAAGGATATCGCGGATAATATCGAAGTCGATACCGCGAAACTTAGATCGATTATCAACGCTCATCTTATGGACGCGAACATGAAAGCGAATGTTCTTCTTGCGATCGATGCATACGACGCTTTCCGCGGGTTAAGATGAAAATAATTGCCGTCACATGTGCGCGTATGGCGAGCACTCGTTTCCCCGGTAAGTGTCTCGCCATACTCGACGGTAAACCGTTGATCCAACACACAATAGATTTTGCTCGATCAATAGGGATACAACTCTATACATTTACACGCGACCCGGAAATAATCGAGTATGTGAAAGATAAGACGCCGATTATCTATGAACCGATAGAACTATATGATACACCGCAGAATTCGACGTATGAGAAAATGCAGTACGTGAACCGGATACTCGATGCAGATTATGTGATTCTCTTACAGCCAACATGTCCGGTAAGGCAAAAGTCAACGATAGAAAACATAATAAAAATAATAATAGAAAAAAAAATAAATTTTGCTTATACCTATGATGAAAATACACCTGATTATGCCTATGAAGTAGATGCAGATGGTGCATTTTATGCTATTTCAAAAATATCTTTATTGGAAAAATCGGCTTTGAAGAAAACAAGATTTGCTAATTGTTATACTTACGATATCGATACACCAGAAAATCTCAAGGAGTGCGAAGCATGGCTACAAAAACAAAAATAATTCTCGAATTCGGATGCAACCATCAAGGTAATTTAGACCATGCTTTTGCTATGGTCGAAGAAGCTGCAAAACTCGGTGTATGGGGTATCAAGTTTCAAAAACGTGATTGTGATTTAATCCCGAAAGAAATCGGCAATGTCGTACGTAAACCAGAAAACTCTTTCGGCGCGACATACTACGAACACCGGAAGGCGCTTGAATTTTCGGTCGAACAAATTAAAAGTCTCAAAACATACGCGGAAAAAGAATATAATCTTGCTGTTGTTGTTACCGTGTTTGATCTTATCAGTATGGATCAAATGATCAACGCAGGATTCGAATATATAAAACTACCAAGTCAGTTTTACAGTAATTACGCGATGAATTTACAATTGTTTAATGGATATTCAAATATAAAGAAAAAAATAATTGTATCGACAGGAATGCATACCTTTCTTGAATTGGTACAGTGGCAATGGTTCGACGGTGCTGACATCACGCTTTATTGTCGATCGATTTATCCTGCCGAATTGAAAGATATCGATTTTCGAATGGCAACACAATTGAAAGCGCGATTGAATAATAGCCGGTTCGGATACTCTTCACATGACCGCAAAGGATGCGCGATTCCGTACATGGTTTTACTCGGCGCGGAATATATCGAACGGCATTACACTTTGAATAAGGAATGGAAGGGGTCGGATCACGGGACGGTATCGAGCGATTTTGCGGAAATGCAACGGATCATAAATCAGATTGAAATAATCGAGAACATAATGGACGTTGACAACAGCGTAGAGCTCGCAAGCGAAGCCGAGAAGAAAGTACGTCTCACGTATAGGGGGTGTTAATATGGCATTATTGCCGAGTGAAATGACAATGAAATTGAAAGTAAAAATAAGATGGAATGATTTAATCAAATTATTTTTTATTCGATTTATGGATAAAGAAATTAAGAGTGAACTGATTAAAAAAATAACTTTTGAAGATAAGTATGGTAGGGAATGCTAAACAAGGGAATCATAGTCTCAATCCAAATGTACTCGCGAGAAACAATCGAGGAAATGGCAATCGAGGCTATCAACGCGGGCGCGTGTGCGTTACGAACTGATAAAAAGATTCGTCTTCCACTCGATAAAAAAATACCGATTATTGGACTATGGAAAATCAGGGTGAATGATCCGGTCAAGGAAGCGTACATCACGCCGACAATAAACGAGGTTGAAAAAGTTGCTTCCTGGTCGGATTTTGTAGCGGTCGATTACCGAGAATTAAACCCGGATATTTTGAAAGTGTCGAATTATTGCAGAGAGAAAAAAATAAAAATGGTTGCTGATATTGCGACTATTCAAGATTACCAAAACATAAAAGAGAACGATTATTATTATACCTATATCGCCACTACTCTCTCGGTATTTTCATCAATTTATGATCCTGATTTCAAGATTCTTTACGAACTGATTGCAGCCGGAGAGAAAAATATTATAGCCGAAGGCAATTTTAAAATCAGACAGGATGTAGCGAAGGCTTATAAAATTGGAATAAAGAATATTTGCATCGGAGGTGCAATATCAAATGTATATAAACTCACTCAGAAATTTACGAGTATACAATGACATTAGTTATTGATATCGATGACACAATCTTATTTGCTGAAAAGGTCGAGTGTCCCGAATGTGGAAAACATACATATAAAATGTTTTCACGAAAAACAAGTGAAATAAAATTGATAAATAAAGCATATCGAAAAGGGCATATAATTATTTTTCATACCGGGCGCGGATGGGATCAATATGATATTACGAAAGAACAACTATCAAAAATAAAAGTAAAATATCATGAGTTAATTATGGGGAAACCTATTGGCATATATGTAGATAGAGACGCAATAACAAGTTTAATGGAGGTTGATTTATGACATTAGCACAGAAAATGAAAAACGAATGGGAAAAAGTAAATCCCAGGGGCGTTCATTTCGGAATAAGTGGTGAGAAAGAGGAAATGTTCGCGCGGTATAAAAAATATATCACCGACGAAATCAAGGTAGACGGAAAGACCATCATCGATTACGGATGCGGTGGAGCTCTACTCGGATTGTATCTACTCTCCAATTTCGATATAAAAAAGTATATCGCTTATGACTTGGCAGAACAGAGTATCAGGAAAGCAAAAGAAAATCTCGCACCGTTCGAGAATAAAGAATTGAATCTCGTTGTCCGGCATTCGTGGGACTTCGCAGAAAAGAAACCCGATATTATCGTATGCCTTGCATGTATGATTCACTTTCCTACTCAAATCTATCTCGACAATTTTCTCAAACAGTGCAACAACTCAGGAGCAAAAAATCTTGTCCTTGAGATCCGGGACATAGGAAAAGGAACGCGATTCCAAAAAGAAATATATAAGGACCGAGGCGCTTTGACTAAAGCCTGCTTCACCGATCTTGGATATGTATCCGCAAAGCTCACAAATTACAAACATATTCGAAGCTCTGAAAAGTTCGCGTCAAATTGTATAATCTTGACTTACAAGATAAAGAAGAGTACAATTGAAACATGATATCGATCCTGTTAACAGATGAAATTGATATCGTGCATATCTCTACCGACGAATGGGGAACGTCAACGAAGACGACAACTCCAGGAATACGCGCTCGCGTGGAAGATACAAATCGAGTAATCAAAGGACGCGACGGAAAAGAATTGACGGCAGAAATGCATATCCTTGTTGATCCATCGGTAACGATTACATATGAAGATAGGATTATGGTCAAAAAAATAGCTAAATATGTTACCTTGATAAGCCAGAAAGAATGTGAGATAAAAAAACTGTCTCGGGCGCATGGTATGAGCCTATCACACTGGGAGGTATGGGTATAATGACATACACCAGCAAAAGCGGATTTTCCGTGAAAGACAATCTCACTCCTGGATTGAAAAAGTATTTTGACAAAATGGGAATGGGACAGGGCAAGGAAGGAAGCGCAGACCAGAAAGCCAGAATAAAAGTCGGTCTGCAATTACTTAATATTACCATAAACGGATCGGGTAAAGAATCTGTAATCCCTCCGATTATGAGAGGGATATTGCGCGGGTCCGGGAGCGTGTTCGTCGGAACTACTTTTGTAGGCGATACAAAAGCGAACTATCCGAACGGAAAACCAAATACATCATACACCGAAGGAAACAAGGACGATATAACTATAGGATTAAATACGGCGTATGCGGCACGATTGCATGAAACACAATGGACAGCCGGTGGAAAACGTCCGAGCTCGCAGTCAATTAAAAATCCCGGTATGCTTGGTAATGTAGGGAATAAATTTATCGAGAAACATTTGAAAGCCGACGGGAATGACCTGATAGGATTTTATGCGGACATGGTGAAAAAGGAATCGGGTGGATGATATACCAATTCGTCAATTATTTAAAAACCACATTCCCGACCGAAATAATTTACACGAATGGACGTATTAAACTTGCGGGGCAGCAAGAAATACCCGACCGGAATGTACTTGTAATGGAAACAGGGGGGACTGAGAAACCGTGGTGTCAACGTGACAACGCGACGATACAAATACTATCCCGCGATTTCGATGTAACAAAATCGAGAAAACTTGCATACGATATATTCGAAGACATAACAAGCCGATTTGGATTGATCCTTCCGGGCGTGACTGTTGCCGGAACTGCTTACCCTGATTTGCAGGTATCGCAAATATCGGCAATCCAATTGCCGTATTGTTTAGGTGCTGATGAGGCTGGGCGTATTGAATATACGACCAATTATCAGATATACTTTGTAAGAACATAACAAGCCGTCAATCGACTGGCAAAAGAAGAAATCAAAACAATCTAAAAAACTCAAGGAGATAAGTCAATGGCTAATCCTCCTATTGGACACAACTTCATCGAAGGGCCGCTTGGAGTTGTTGAAGTAACATTTAACAATATCTATATGGGAAAAACAATAGATGAAGCTTCACTCGAATTTATCGAAGACATGAAAGACATCAAATTTGCACAGAATGGAACGCAACCATATGACAAAATACCTACCGGCCAGGCTTACCAAGTGACGGCGAAATTCGGAGAGATTACTTGGGCAAGACTCAAGGAAGTTATTCGGGGTTTGTCTGTTGCCGGCAACAACGCGAAACTCGGACGCGATATCTATCGTTCCGGGCGTGACAATTTTGCATTCCCTCTCGTGCTAAAGAGAGTTGATAGCGATGGTAATGCATCAACCGATAAACTGTACCAACTTTATTTTTATAAAGCTATCCCTACAGTATCCGGTGCAATCGGATCGTTCGGACCGGACACACAAAGAGAAGTACAGGTCGTTTTTTATTGCTTGTACGACGAAGGAAAAGAGGCATTCGGGTACTCCGGATATGCATCGAGCCTCGGATTATAATTTCTAAACAAGGAACGAAGATATGGAAAAAATATTGATGCCACCTCCGATCGAAATAACGATTCAGGATATCGACGGAAACGATATGTTTTTATCTGCTCGATCGATATCGAGAAAGACAATGCGCGAAATTACGAGTATCGCAAAAAGTGATAAATCCGAAGATATGCTCCATGAACAAATGGCCGTATTTTTTGGAGGTAAAGCTGAAGATTATGATAACGTAGATTTCCGCGTAATCAAAAAAGTTCTCGAAAAGGTAACGGAGGAAATTCAAGGAAAGTCGAACCCTACGTAGAGGCAGGACAAGGCGTCATCCTGCCATTCATAAAAGCCGGGTTCGCGCTCCGGGACGTAGAACGATTATGTGAAGATTACGATATGCGAGTATTTCGGATTGTATATGCCGAAATACAAAAGCAGAACGAAATTGACCGATTGTTGAGAAAGATGGATTTTGCAGAGGCTATCAATGCGGCGTATGTTGGAAGTCAGCCGGACAAGAGTCATCGGAATAGCAAGACGTATAGCGCATGGGTCAACAAGATTGTGAATCAGATAAATAAATTGCAGAATCGAAAAGTCTTAACGATTTGGGACGGAATGAGACGGTCGAAAAGGATATAAACTTTGAGCTTCGATGCCGGTAGTGTAATCGGGCATATAAAACTCGACTCATCGGATTTTGTCAAAGGTTCGCAGGATGTAAATAAACATACCGAATCAATGACAAAATCCATGTTTAATGCTCAATTTGCTTATGATCTTTTTAAACAAGCCGGAATGTTTGTAGTAAACACATTTAAAAATATCGGAATTGCTGCTTTTAATTCTGCCGTCAAAATGGAAAATTATACTACGAGTTTCACTACTCTTTTACAATCGGGCGATCGAGCAAAATCCATGCTTGCCGATTTGAAAAAGTTCGCCGCTCTTACTCCCTTCGGAATGGAAGATTTAGCGGAATCAGCTAAAACCCTTCTCGGATTTGGACAGACCGCTGAATCCGTAATGCCTTCAATAAAAATGCTCGGAGATATTGCACAAGGGAACAAACAGAAATTCCAACAATTGACGCTTGTATATTCTCAGATTATGAGCACCGGGAAATTAATGGGTCAAGACCTTCTACAACTCATCAACGCCGGGTTTAATCCGCTTACGATAATGGCACAACAGACGGGGAAGAGCGTCGCGGTTCTCAAAGACGAAATGAGTAAGGGCGCAATTAGCGCGGATATGGTAACAAAGGCTTTTCAGTCTGCTACAAGCGCGGGAGGATTATTCTACGGAGGTATGGAGGCAGCGTCAAAAACATTTTCAGGGAAATTATCAACTTTGCTCGATGATTTCGAAAGTCTTGAAAGAATATTTGGAGAAATGGCGTTGCCTTTTGCTAAAGATATAGTGGCGCAACTAGATAATATGGTTTTGGCGGCTACTGATTTTGTAAATTCTGCTGAAGGATTTAAAATAATATCGAATGTCATATCGACGTTAGGCGGTTATCTCATAGCTGCGGGAGCGGGGATAAAAATATTTGTCGATGAAGTAACCAGAATCGGAACCTCGACATTTAAAAGCGTATCGGAGAGTCTTAAAAACTTCGGAACTTCTGGAAAAGATTTAAATCCTATTTTCCTCGGGGTTGCTGCGATTATGGAAGTTTTATTTCTAAAGATACAGGTAATCACGGCTGGAATAAAAATATTTGCTGCTATAATTTCGGGTGTGAAAGATAGTGTCGATTTACTGAGTGGTGACGCACAGAAAAAAATTGATGCAGCTCAAATGGCACAACGGCAACTGGATAGCGATACACTGGCAAGAATAAAAAGAGGGGAGATAACCTGGAATCAGGCCGCAGTAATAATGAAAGCCGGCGCCGCAAAAGTACAGGCTATAGTAGATTATTATGAGCAGGCACCTGATAGATATTTTACGGCGATAAGTGAAAGTATCGGGGATTTAGTCGGTAAAGTCCTTACCTCCGGCGATGATGTCGGAAGAATAATGAACGAAATGAATGATGCCTTTCAAAAAGGATCGGGCGATATTCGAACGTCTTTGCAGGGTGTGCAAACCGAACTTAGTAATACCTCGACAGCGACAAAAACCGTAGGTGAACGATTCAAGAACTGGTATGCGAAAATGACCGCACCGAAAGAATTTAAACCGTTGAACTTGACTGGATTCGCAGAAGAATTTCAAACCACGATGGATTTGATTTCTGACGAAACCGACGAAGTGACTTTGACCATGCAAGAGAAATGGGATGAGGTTGGAAGTAGGATCATAGATGCTATGGTCAACGTATATCAACAGATTTCCGGCGCTCTTATGCAATCACTCGAAAACGACCAGACGCTTGAAGATAACGACTATAAAAAAAAGAAGGCAAATATAGAAGCGAATGTAACGGACGAAGAAGAAAGAAAAAAGCAACTCGACGCACTTGAAAAAGATCATGCTGCAAAAACGGCAGCAATAAAAAAGAAACAATTTGAAGCTCAAAAAACTGCGGATATAATCGGCGCTGTTATTTCGACAGCCCGCGGAGTGATAGACGCGATATCAATGGCGTGGTTATTCCCATTCAACTTTGTTCTCGCGGGACTTATCGCGGCAGCCGGGGCAATACAAATCGGGACTATCGCGTCACAACCTACCCCGGAATTTGCAAGTGGTACGGGTATGGGAACATATTCCGGGCTCGCGCTCGTGGGTGAGAAGGGACCGGAGCTCGTGAACTTCGGGAGACCCGCTCAAATATTTTCGAATCAGGATACAGAACGGGCAATCGGCGGCGGGATTCGACAAGAAAATAATTTCTACGGCGATATCAATTCCGATATCGATCTCGATCGCGCGAGCGCACAACAGGCGCGTAAACTCAAAACGTTATTGAGGGCTTCATAATGCCAGTATCGTACATGATCATTACCGACGACAACGGGAATATATACAATTTTCCTCCCTCTGTTTTTCTTAAATCTCAAAAAATATCCGTGAATAGTTCGATACAAAAATTGTTGTATGCTCACGGTGGCCGGGAAATTGCAGATGGATATATCCAGGCACGTCAAATAATGATCGAAGGGACTCTATACGCCGATTCAATGGCGCTATTCGAAATTGCAAAGCGGGCACTCGTGCAAGCAATTCTCAAAGGCGGAAAATTGTCAATAAGCAACGACACCGTACCTCGATACATATCGATACGCCTCATCGATTACGATCCTGATATGGAGTATCAGACATTCGACAATGTATCGATTTCATTCATCGCGGAATTTCCGTTTTGGGAAGACGTGACAGAAATATCGAGTCCACATATAGTAACCGGGAATACATCTTTTGTGATCGATACAACCGGATCTGATGATTTGATTTTACCGACAATAGAGGTCGAAGCAGATCAAGGCGTCGATGTTCCATCGATCAAGATGTACAACTACAACGACGGCGGTCTTGCGTTCGAGTACAACGATCCTGCTATGCTCGCAAGTGATATCGTGGTATTCGATAGCAAACTCGGAACCGTAAGAAAAAACGGAAACGACGGAATGATCTATTTTAACCCGCCTTATTTTTTACGATTACAACCGGGAGCAAATACAATTTATTTCGAGGGGGCGGCTTGTACGATAAGAATTAAATATCGAAAGGTTTACGTTTAATGGATTACGGAGAAGATAAATACGGTAAAAATCTATATGGCGGCGGCGTTGTACTTGCTCCATATCTTACCCCTACCGTTCCGGTTGCCATTGAAATATTCGATTCTCTTGGGACAAGAAAATCGTTTTATCAAACCGGGTCATCCGATTTACTTTCAACCGAGTTTTCACTTGCTGAAACCGGATGCAAGGATTTCCGTTTACAATTTGCAAGTATAAAAAATATCGATAAAAATGACAAAGTAAAAATTAAGGTATTCACATCCGATCTATATTTCTTTTCCGGGGTAGTTCGAGAAGTACCTATCGAGGGTTCATCCGAAAACAAATATGAGTATTCCGGGTTCGGAATGAACGATTATTTTCAACGACTTTTAACGGGCAATAAAAACTATCTGAATAAAACCGTCAACTATATTGTGTACGATCTTCTCACTACCGTAATTTTGCCGAATACTTTGATAACGGTAAACGCTTCAAAAATCGATGCGCTACTTACGGTTGTTACAGATTGCACCATGTATTTTGTCACGATAGCGGATGCACTAAAAGATTTACAGCGAATCGCGTCTTCCGATGGAAATGATTATCTCGTAGGCGTGGATGAAGCGAATGAGTTTTTCTTTCGAGCTCGGTCGCAAGAAGTAAAAGCGACTTTGCATGTCGGTAAACGCGGACGTTATGGAATACCATCATACGAACCTAAAGACGATTATGAAGCGAAAACAAAATTGCATGTCATCCGGGATGACGGGACATATTACGGAGCGGTAACGAGTACCGAAGGGAATGATATTTTTGAAGATAAAATACAAGCTCCTGCCGGGTTGTCGGATGCAGATATCGCGAATTGGGCGCTTGGGATACTCAAGGACAACGAAGTCAATCAACGGTCCGCGTCGGTAAATTGGAAAATTGAAATATACTATCCCGATCTACTTAAAGCCGATGGATATCTCAGGATTGTTTCGAATTCGCAACAACGAAGGGGAGAGGATATCGTTCCTTCAGGCGCTGGCGATGGGAATGCAGGGGACGGGCTCGCGGGTGGAGAAGGATACACTGGATACATTATCGACGATACGCTTAAAATAATCGATGTAAAATATAGCATTACTCCTGGTAGTGCGAATAGAAATATCACTCTTGGCGCACGTCCGGCGATGCTCGAAAGTCAAATACTCGACGTACGAAAAAAACTTGTAGAACTTACGATAAATTTAGGGAGATAGAATGAAAGAATGGACTAAAAAAATAGCGGACATGGAAATGTTTGAAACGATACGAATAGACGATATTCTCACTGTCGTTCGTGTACCTGGGGGAATCGTATTGAATCAAGATACGTACAGAGTGGCCGGGAATGTGCCCGGAACTACTCGAAAGTTTTTGTATAATTTCTCATCTACGTTTGTTCCGATTGACGATAAAGTTTTTATCCCGGAGGTTATGGAAAATGGCAAATAATTTTGTACGTGATCCAATAGATCATGGTGATTTTAACATCTGGCTTCCACTCATGCTTGCGGGCATACACGCAGGCGGGATCGGCGCACTATCGGCGGAACTGTATAACGACGGCGGTGTGTTGAAACTATCGAAAGGAAATATAGGAATTGACAACGGACTTGCACAGGGAAAAGGAATTTGTATTATCGATACCATAACGACTATTTCCACAGTCGGCATGACAGCCGGGTTATGGCACAAGGTTGAGATTTCGGTATCCGGGACGGCGTGCACAATTACAATTTTGCCGATTGTCGCGGCTTCCGATGAATCGACCATCGATGCGGTAACGAAAGCTGCGTATGATTACGAAAAGGCGGGATATTACCTGACCGCATCGAAACGCTTGATAGGCGTCGTATTCCTTCGCGCTGCGCTCGCGCTCGGGCGTATCGCGAACTGCGAGAGCGGGAAGCTCGGGTTTAAGGGAATACGGGTTGTTGATTATATAAATGAGGCAGGAATTAAATCAATAGTATATATAGCAAAATTGCGACAAGCTATGGGAGATTGGAATATGACTGCAACAAATTATATTACAATTACCCTTAGTATTGCAGGAATACTTTTAAAGAATCCTATAATATCTGGAGTAATTTATAATGATTCAAGAAGTTTAACTTTCAATTTCAATGCAAAACGTGGCGTAGATGTTAATAATCATATTGGTCTATATACTGTGGATACAGCAGGTAATACAATTGCAATTATAAGATGGAATAATTATTTTACTGGTGCAGATTTCGATGATATAGGTTATAATAGAGGTATTATTGAAGTTGAATGGGAATCATAAGAATTAAAAATTTATTTTACTTCTTAATTCAAAATATATTCTGTCATAACTTTTATCCAAAAGAGGATTTCCCGGATAATCGGGAAGAAAAATCGCAACAGGATGACTACAACTATGTTCATATTTAATCGAAAAACCTTTAAGGGGTTCAATTCCCAGATAGACAAGATAAGTCATACCTGTTGGCCAAAAATTGATAAAATCATTTTTAAAATGAATATTATCTTTGTATGTCGAAAAAAGAGATACACATTTACCCCCCATTTTAACAAAATCAAATGCATTTGCATTAATTTCGAAAGTCGTATCGAAAGAATTAAGAAAAATAGTGTCGGGAGGATTGTAAAAATGAACTGCTCCATTCGGTATCCATCCCGCCTGAAACGCGAATTCAACTTCGAGCCAACTCGATTCCGCGAATCCTGCGAGCGATACGAAAAGCATAATAATCACAATCAATTTTTTCATAATTTGTTTTCCTCTGTATTAAATATAATCAATTTCGACTTATTTGTCAAGGGGGTAGCATGAGCGACATACAGACCAGACAGGCCTTGATCGGCGGTGATAACGATATCTGGGGCCCATTCGAACAGGCTGCAAACCATCTCGCAATCGGAGCAAATACCCGGTATCTCTATATGGACGGCGCGGACCTCAAACTGAGCAAGGGGATGATCGGCCATACGATAGATTCGTCTCATTTTGCGAACATTTCGAACACCGCGGCGCGGATAATCGCCGTTGCGGGGCTTACTGTGTCACTGTGGGCGAAAATCGAGCTCTCTATCGTTGCTGGCGTGGTCAACACGACGATTTCGAGCATAGTTGGAGCAAATAACCCCGCCATACTTCCTGCGTCGTTTACAGGCGCCTACGATGCGGTTAAGGGCGGATATTACGAGATATCGACGAAAAGGATCGTAGGACTCGTATGGATCAACGCAGCGGGCGCGGTCGAAGGTATAATCAACTGCCCTGGATCGGGCGATTCATACTCCGGGTATGCCACGAGCAACGATACGAGCGATAATATCTACCAGTTTATCCATATTCCGAATTACACTTTTACCGGGTATGCGCCTGATACAGTACTTTCAAAATCCGCATCATATACGATTCTCAATCTTTCCTCGAATCTTACCCTACTCGGAACCACGGGGACCGCCGGGATCCGTATCACTCTTCCCGCTATCGCTTCGAATGCAGGCCGGACAATCGAGTTTGTCAAAGTCGATACCGGCATAGGTGCACTCACTCTCGTCCCGAACGGCGGGACCATCTCGGGCATGGCGTATGTGTTTTTGACCGAGCAGTACCAGCGCATCAAAATATATTGCGATGGAGCAAATTGGTTTATCATTTCCGGGGTGCTCTACTGGATCTCGGGCGGGCGCAACAAAGCGGAATGGAGAAACGTGCATCTCGGATTAGCGGATGTCCCATTCGATGGCGCGGCGGGTGCGGCACTTCTCATCGGCGAAACACTCACGGAACAAACGAGTGGGATCACGGGTATACTCATCAATAAAACCGCGACGGTATGTACCCTGATTAAAGTTTCCGGGCTCGGATATTATACGAATGATAAAATATTAACGGGCGGGCAATCGGGCGGAACTGTCGTCGTAAATACGGCAACAACTACAAAAGCGATTGATTCGAACTGTCTGCACAATACAGGACTCGACGCGAAAAGATTTGAGATTGAATTGTGGGTGTCTCCTAATACTACATTTACATGGACAGGAGCTACGAGAATCGGAAGATCACAATACAGTAACGGGCAGGTTGTTAATTATGATGTAATTCAAATCGACATTAATAATTTGCAATTGCAAACGGCACAAGATTTTATTATGTTATTATTGGCAAATGGATCGGCTACAAATATGCAGACATCGGATTATAGTTACAATATTGTTATGAAATTATCATTTTGAGAAAGGGCATAAAATGAGTGATCTACAAAGTGAAATGAGGGGCGATATAAAATGTCTACTTGAAAAAGTAGGAGAAATAAAAACAGCTCAAGAGTTTCATAACGCTTCGATTATAAACATCGAAAAAAAACTCGATGATTTTGCCGATAAATGCCCTGTTGGAAAAAATCATGAAAACAGAATTGGATTACTCGAAGAAAAGCCAAATAAAAAACTAAATACTTTATCTATGAAATCCGGGATTATCACGAGTTGTGCGGCGTTATTAATTTCGGTCTTGGCTGTAATTTCTGCTATTATTTTTAAATAGGAGGATTTTATGATCGAAGTAGCAAGAGAATTAAAAGAAATCTTGCAATACGGATTCGGAAGAAAAGAATTCGTGCGGAATTGATTATTTTATGTAAATAGTTTATAATGGATTTTAGAAGGAACTAATATGCAAGACGGATCGCGCCTTTACCTGCCGAATGGGAAACCGAAAATAGATTATGTCATTTTGCATCATAGCGCCGGGAATAACATGCAAGACCGTTCGGAAATGGATGTAATCTATGCCTTGAACATGACCGGATACGATAGACTATACAAACCATATGAGTATTCTCTTGCAGGTTTTTCGAAACGATGGGGGAAGCTTACACATACATTTCCTGGAACGGACACATTATCTTTTTGTGGTTATCACTTTTGTCTTTATCGGCACAATTCTGAAGCGAGCGGATGGAGAGTTGTAGGATTGATAGATGATCCGCTTAATAATAAGGCGGGAGGTGTTGCCCAATTCGAGGTAGCCCGACGAGCTCTTGAAATCTGTACCCTCGGAGATTTCAGGACAGAGAGAGTTGATCAGGCGTGGCTGGAAACAATAGTCGGGTTAATAAAAAGTCAGATTGATGATTATGCATATATCGAAACGAAGGGACATAAGGATTTCGATCAAACGATATGCCCTGCGTCGATATATGACGAAATTCCAAAAATACGAGAATATTTATGTCGGAGCATAAGAAATGATAATTAAAATGGATACAAAAAAATACGGGATCAAAATAATATATATTGATGATGAAGATTATAATAAAATAAAAAAATATGTATGGTTTATAAAAAAATTAAGATCAAATTATTATGCATGGTCTTCAATAAGAATAAATGGCAAATCTAAAACGATACAAATGCATCAAATAATAATGGGCAATGTAAAAAATAAAATAATAGATCATAAAAATATGAATGGTATTGATAACAGGAAATGCAATTTGAGATTCTGTACATATTCTGAAAATAGAATGAATACACAAGCAAGAAAAGACAATAAAAGTGGTTTAAAAGGTGTTTCATTTTTTAAAAATATAAATAGATGGATTGCCAGAATAATGATTACTGATAAATCTATATATTTAGGATGTTATAAAACTGCCAAAAAAGCTCATCTCGCCTATTGCGAAGCGGCAAAAAAGTATCACGGTGAATTTGCCAGAACGGCATAATAATCCATTGGAGGTAAAATTATGACAGACTTGTTGAACGGACTCAGTGGGATCGCGGTCAATTTCGGACTCGATATAGTTTTGATTTCCGCAATCGTAATCAGCACCTTTTTTCTCAGACTGATTTTCAAACCAAAAACCGCATGGATGCCGATGTTGTATGCGCTCGGAATCGGTGCGTTTCTGGGTGTATTCCAAATCATTCTCGCGGGTACGCCGTCGGGCGAATGGTTGCGGGTTATCCTTGGATATCCGATTGCCGGGATGTTCGGGTATATGACATATCGAAAATTGTTACCGGACATAGTGCTACTCAAACCGGACGAGGATAAATAATTGTGGTACGGTATAATTTTTATTATTCTCGGTTTGTTTGGCATTCTTGGTATAGTCGTTCTGGGTTTTACCGGGAACCTAAAAAAATTGTGGCACTGGATTGTTGCGGCGATACCGGCAGGTATAGCGATCCTCGCCGGACTCGTGGCTATAGTTACCGCCAAAAAAGGCGCGACCAAATCACAAGGAGGGCGACATGAAAAAATTGACGATCCTGTTACTTCTGTTGAGCTCGCTAAACCTACAGGGACAAACAAACAAGGAATTGAGCATAGCAATAATTCAATTCTCGATAAAATTAGGCGACGTCATCAATCAGGACATGATTGATTCTCTCGTTATGGATTTTACAATTGCACTTGATGAAAAAGACGCGGCTATTGATGACAACGCGAAGATTGCTTTGCAGTGGAAAGCCGAAGCGGAACGAGTCAAAAAAGTGTGGTGGGGGTTTTCCGCGAGTATAAAACTCAATGATTTGTTCCCCACGATCGGATTCATCATTTTATTTTGAGCAAAAAAAAGCCGGGGTCATACCCGGCATTTTAATAGTTCCAAATCATGCTTTTTTCGATACTCGATCATTTCATCAATTCGAGCTTGTGGCGTTTCTTTCATAAACCGATTCCATGCTTTTCTAAAAGCATCTTTATAATTTCTTGCCATAAGAATTCTGGTTGATCGATTGTCAAGATTGATACAATATCGTTGCATTATTTATCCTTCTCCATTTCTTCAAGTTTTTTTTCGACATCCTCCCACGAGGTCCCGGTCCGTTTCTCCCATGATCTCACAACAAACGGCCACACGAACGCGAAGCCGATGTAAAACAGCAAGAACAAACCGATTGCGATTATCTGCCAAATGTTCATACATTCGCCTTTCGATATTCGGTCAAAAATCGAGCATATGCCAATTGATTCACGCGCTCGGATGTAGGGACATACATACAGCCACAACGTTCTAGTTTTGCCTGCACGACTGCCCGGATTTTCTCCAGGCGAGAATAAGCCTTTTTATACAAAACAAGATTTATCATTTTCTACCTCCTTCAAAATTACCGCGGCTGCGGCCACTTGTCGATATTTTAGATTCCTCTCGTAGCCTCGATTATTCGGTTACAACTTTGATAACCATTTTCGAGGCAAACTATAATATCATTGAAACTTTTTTCTATTATTTTTAAATTTTCGATTGCTAATCGTTTTTGTTCTTCGAGCATTTTGATTGCATTTGCAACAGTAAGTTTTTCCATGATAAATTCCTCCGTGTGGTTGCTCTCAGATATGTGCTGCATCCTCTGACTCTACATATCCTATCGATGCGTGCAGTGGCACCATAAGAGCAACCGCGTAGAGGAGCCGGGTTTCCCCGGCGCCGTGTTATTCCTACTGATTCATGACATGCGAGAAAATGATCTCGATAGATTGTCTATCAGCCTGTGTGATAACTTTTTCTGTTATCGAAATGTTTGCACAGTGATTCAAAAGTGCTTCGATCTGTTCCGTACAAGCATTTATAGCGGCTTGTTGGATTTTGATTTTTGCATCGATTTCCTCGACATTGAATTGTGACATTTGGTTTCCTTTCTCGATACTTGCCTATCGAATGGCTATGCGCTCCGGGCTCGCCAATTCAAGAGCCACGGTCGGAGCGGGGAAATTATTTAGGTTTCGTGCCATATAATACTTTTTTGATTTTAGGATTGAAATTTATTTGCCATTTGCATCTTGTACACCGTTCTGCGAGATTTTCATCCCGGATAGTATCAACAAATGTTTCAATCTCATTCCCGCATACCGGGCATTTATTATCAGTTCCGATTTTCCACATAATTCACTCCTCTCCCTGAGATATACGCCCAGGATCGTTTCTTTCGACTCTCTCAACGAGAGAGCCGGGGACTTCGAACAGGTAACGCCTGCTATGCGCTCCGGGCTCGACGTTTGAGAGCCGGTCGGAGCGGAATATCATTCTAGATCGATATAAATATCTTCTTCCATTTCAATGACGTCATAAATGTCATAGATTGCTATTGTTGATTTTATTGCTGCTATTGGTTTTTTCGGATCAAAATTTTTAAGTTTTTTGATCAAATCACCAACAGTCATGACTTCAATCTTTTTATCCATATTCTTTTCTCCTCTCCCCTTACCCTGGGGGCTGGGTGATATAACTCCTGCTGGATTTGATCCACGCCCAGGGCGCAGGAGTCGGCCCGCGGCTGCGAGCACTTGGAATTATGCGTTTATAAATCTGCCTTGTTTCCTGCTATTACGGAGAATTACTACACAGTGTGCATTATTACCTATGCGGCCCTCTCTGATTATTTCTTTTGCTGTTCTGATTGCTTCGCTATATCCCCTTATGTGCAAGGTTTCTTTCTGGTAGTCATTTACTTCCTGATCTGCCTTGATATCACCATGCCATTTCTCAATGTCTAAAAAATAATTATGTTTCATATTCATGCTCCTCTCCGCTGTAGGCTCGCGGCCTCCGTGATCTCATCAGTATCAGCATACACTGGTAGACCTACGCGGCTGCGCGGGTTTCGATCTCTATCTTGCCAATTCCTTAGCGGCTTCGAAAGATATGTTTGTATATTTCCCTTTCATATCACCGTTTTTAATAACAAGTGTTTTTGTTTCTGTGTTATAAACTGCATTTTGTTCTTTATTGATTTCTGCCATTTCTCTAAGATAATTCAAATTAGCTGTTGTCATGATTTTCTCCTCTGTCTCTGCATTACACCCGACTTTGTCGGCGGAGGCTTGACAACTCCCGTAGGCTGCATTAAGAGTCTCGCGGCTGCGAGCATGTCGGTTAGATGTTGATTTTTTCTACGTTACCACATTGCGTGCAGACATGATAGACATGGCGCGTTGTTTTTGTCTCATATACAAATTCTACAACTGTTCCAATTTTGCAAGTTTCATTTTGGCAATCACTATCGATTATTTGCGCAAAATTATGGCTATTTTCCAACTCAATCATTTTAGCTTTATTGATTATCGTTGATTTCATCTTGTGCTCCTCTATCTCTTGACTTCCTCGCTTTTCTTCCCCCGGACTGGTACCGGCGTCGGTAAGGTTACTATCAATCTCCCTGCCCCCTTCTGGCGGCGTCGGTTCGAGGAGCTGGACTCTTTTATTTCTATTGCCCTGGGCTCCCTGGCGGCGCCGCTGTCTCTCGGCGCCGGATGCTTTTTCAAACATCTTCTATATATAATATAGTCTATTTGTGTTTATTTGTCAAGCTTTTTCAGCATTTTTATTTTATTTTTTTTGGATAAAATCATGATAAATCAACCTCTTTTTATGCAAAAATCTCGCTCGTAGAGGTACCAAGGTTGCATCCGTTCGAGCAAGATCGTGTATTGTTGCCCTTGACAAATAAGCACCTATTACGCGTAGAGGTATCAAGGATCAATCTTCCGTATAACCGCATAGGTTTGTCCTTATAACGATTGAGGTAACTTTTAAGCTTTTTTTACCGCTTTTTGTTTGATCATGTCGCGGATTTTCCCTGCCTTACCGGATACGCTCTTCTTGTATCGCTCGTGCCTCCGTTCTGGGGTTTCGCCAGGGTTTTTGTCGTACCATGTCCTCGACTCCCCCGCCCGTCCGGGTTTTCGCCGTTTCAAAAACCAGCGCAAATCCGCCTCGGTGTACACGAGCGGACGCTTTCCGCGTTTCGTCCACGGTCCCCGGTACGGTTTTCCCCGTCCGTCTTTTCGCATGACCAAGGAAATTACGTGCGGGGTGATGCCGGTCAATTCCCATAGTTTGATTGCTGTATATGTTTTCATTTTTTCGTCCTCTCCGTGATTCTGCCATTCAGATCATGTATGATTTTTTCGATCATGTCGGCGATATCCTGTTTGCTCTTTTGTGATAAAACTGCATAACAATTGTCTCCGTGTACATCTATCGTAATACTATCGAGCACTTCGAGAATTTCGGTTCGTCTCATTTTATCAACTCCCTTACTGCAATCTGATTGCTGATATAGTTTTTCGCGTCCGGCGTGTGCGATATCACGATTATCTCACAATTTTCTTTTGTAATTCATATAGATTTTTACAGTTAAGAAAAATATCCGTATGAATATCCCATTGACCTACTTCTTTTATTTCAATATCCATATCCTCGCTTTTCCCGAGCCGAATTATGATAACTTTTTGAACTGGATATCCGTTTTCTTCGAGTAATAAACGATAACCGCCCGCTGTTTGATGCATCATTTCAGCATATATTCCTGTTGCATTCGTTTTGAAATCAACGAGCGTGTATTGACCATCCAGCTTACAATACATATCTATTGTACCGCCGTATTCGAGCTTTTCAGATACGAGAATCATTTCAGAATGTACGTCTTCGATTTTATGTTTATCTTCCCAGTCAAGATATTTTAAATATCCGTTTTCCGCGATCGAAAGAATGTCTTCAGCATATTGCACCCGGCTAAATTCTTGTTTCGTCAAGTAACACTCAATCATTGCATGTGCAGCCGTTCCCGCGTCCGCTGCTTTCTCAACGTATTTTGTCGTATCGATACCCTGTAAGCCCATGCGATTAGCCCAAGCTACAAGCGCCGGTTTGTTCAATACGCTTAAGATAGTTGTCACTCCGCACACTCGCCGTCCGTCTTTTAGTTTATAGATAGTGTGAGGTTTAGATTTTGCAGCGAATGTTTTATTTATTTCAGTCATTGTCTTTCTCCTTGTATCTAATATAATCAATTTCGTACTATTTGTCAAGCTCAATCCCCGCATCGCCGATCAATTCCGAATCGGATTTAAAATCGCTCGGCTTCACGTCGATTTTTTCCAACGCGGTCAATACAAATCGCGCATCCTCGCGCCGTTTTTCCGTCGGGATATCGAAAGACAACTTTCCCCAAATCTCGTTTACGCAATCGATTAATTCAAAACGTCTTACACTCATACGTCTCCCTCCTGCCTATATGTATAGAATATGTCACCTAATCCAGTATAACTATGCGGTATTATGACAACTACAACCGGTTCGTCAAACAACTGCAATCTATCCCGGTTCTCATCGAGAAATTCCGCGAACGTCGGATTGAGAACGTCCGGCAATTTTAATCCCATTTCGGCGATTTGAGATAGATTTATTTTGTGAAAACAGTTTATGTCGAGTATCATGGCGCGGAAGATTTCTCCCGCGCATTCGTAGGTTACACGATATTTTTTTATCTCTTTTTGTATCGATACAACTTGATCTATGCACATTGCAATTGGAAATAATCCGCGTTCGGCATTATTCATCTTAATACAACCCATGATTCAGCCTGCCTTCTGCCGGAATCTTTTTTTCAAGTGCCTTCAGGTTGTCGATCGAACTTTTGAATTTTACCGTCTGTTGTTCTGCGTCCAGGTGTTTCTCCAAAAATGCAACCGTTCGAGTTACAACGAGCGGCCAGTCTACCTCATCATCTTTTTTGGGGATTAATTTTTTTTCTACATAATACTTAAACGTGGTTATAAGATTTTCCCGCCGCGTCGTTTCCTTTTCCGGCTCTTTTTCTTTTACCGGTTCCGATGGCGTTTTTTCTGTAGGGTCAATTGTATCAAAATCGGAAAAAGTGTCTGTTTTTGAAGGTATGGAAATCACATCTTCGGAATCGCCTTCACTATGAATTTCTTCTGTCGAATAAATTCCCGAAAGTTCTTGCGGAAAAGCTTTTCTGAGTCCGAGAGCTTCCGCACATTTTGCTATCATGGTTGCAGGCATTTTTATCCACATAAAACCTTGTGCACCTTCTACCGCATATTCTTTGTATTTTGCTATTCCCCATACCGGTTCTACAAATCCTTTTCGCATGATACCGACTTTCGCGGCGTAGGGCGGGGCATCATCAGTCCATATGTCTTTCCATATTCCATCTTTCGCGCACCAAAACGGCCCGCATTGTCCTGTGTATTCGCCCGATCTTTGAGCAACTAACCGCAATCCGTCGATAGATGCTTGTATACACTGCTTTCCTTGTCGTTTAATCATATAGATTTGTCGCGTGAATGGGTCAAGTTGTGTTTTATTACACACTCCGATAAACATAGATAGTTCGTCGTCGGTTGCATCTTTTGCGATCATCCGTTTCACGAGATCAACTTTGTCTTTCGTCAGCTCGTTCGGATTTGTGATAGTCAATTCTTTCGATTCTTTCATTTTCTTTCTCCTTTTATTTCGTCAATCCACACATGCCCGCAATCGAGGCAGGTGGTTTTATCGCCGTAATCCATTACCGTTTTCGATGACTGGATATTAGTTGATCCGCACGAAGGACATTCAGGCTCTGGTACAGGCTCGTGCTCTTCTGTATGTTCATCGTACATGATGCCTCCTTAAAAATTAATTTATATCCAACTTTCTAAAATTCTGCGTTCGCATTTTGTCCATTTATCCAATTTTAACAATTCGGCTATTTCTTTTTTGTTTTCTTTTTCAATTTCATTGTAACAACCAATCAATTTTAATCCTGTCCGTTCTTGCCAATATTTACATGCTTGTTCGGGAGGGTATATTTTCCCCGTTGTCTCAAATGGCAAATCATAAACAAATCCCCAAATAGGAGAAATAGCTTTACACCCCTTGCCGAAACTCGAACACTCGCCGAAACTCGACCTCTCGCCGAAACTCGACCACTCGCCGAAACTCGAACACTTGCCGAAACTCGAACACTCGCCGAAACTCGAACACTTGCCGAAACTCGACCCCTCGCCGAAACTCGACCCCTCGCCGAAACTCGACCTCTCGCCGAAACTCGAATACTCGCCGAAACTTTTTATTTCTGTGTAATCTCCTACTGGACAAATCTTGCGTCCGTTAACAATTTCGAAATTGTCATATTCCTGTTGCATATATTTTTTCATGATGCCTCCTTAAAAAAATATGCC